TGCAACTCAAGTTGCTGATGAATTTCATCAAATAACATTTAATGGTACTACAACAGGTAGAGCCGGTAGTAAAGTAACGGTTACAAACATAGCTGCAGATAAATGGCATGTTGAAGGTACATTGCTGTGTACTGGAGCTCCTGCTACACCATTCTCTTAAAAACTAAAATATGCCATTAAGTAAATACTCAGCAAAACAAAAAAAACTCGCAAGAATAGCGCCGCCTAGAACCAAGATAACACGCGCTGACTTTAAGGCTTTAAAGAAACGTAAAAAGAAAAAATAATGAAAGTAAAAGCGCCAAAAGGCTACCACTGGATGAAGTCCGGTAGCGGAGCACCAAAGCTAATGAAACACTCTGGTAAGTTTGTAAAACATAAAGGAGCTAGCTTAACCGCTGACTTTAAAGTTCAGAAGCTACATAAAAAATAAACCCTGCTCGGGTTAGAGCAAACCAAATAATAACAATTAAAAACCAAAACCAATGACGTTTTTTTACCAGACTCAATCGTGGAGTAGTCAACCACAAATTTCCGATGAAACCAAACAATTATGGGAGCATGTATCTAACAAAGCCAGTTGGCGTATAGTGCAGCTACCTAATGGATTTTATCAAACCGAGTACCAAGACCCTAATAAAGAGACTTGGATCGACGTTACTCGTCGAGAAACTATTGAAGGCGCTGAACAAGCAATTGACAGTTCAGTTGAGCATTACACGAAAAAGCTCGACTATTTAAAAGGTCCAAAAGTAGTTAAAACATTTAAGTAGTAATTTTAATTTAATCTAATTTAATTCAATGCAAAACTCACAAGAAATAGTGAAGAACTTAAACTTTGGCAGCGATGCTCAAGATAAAGTCTTTACTGGTATTACTAAATTGACACAAGCCGTTAGCTCTACATTAGGAGCTAGCGGTAAATGTGTAATCTTAGAAGACTTCATGGGACGTCCTATGATAACTAAAGATGGTGTAACTGTTGCTAATTCAGTTAACTTACACGATCCAGTAGAAAACATAGGTGCAACACTGATAAAAGAAGCAGCTAGAAAAACAGTAAGCGAAGCAGGTGATGGTACAACCACCGCTACAGTATTAGCTCACTCAATACTAGAACAAGCTAAAGATTATAAAAGTTCTCTAAGAGATATTAAAAATGACATAAATAAAGCGTATAGCCAAACTGTAAAATACTTAGACAAAGTATCTATACCAGTTGAAGGCGATATGATTGATCAAGTTGCTTCAATATCTTCTAACAACGATACAGAGCTAGGATCTATTATAGGTGAAGCGTTTAAAAAAGTAGGTAAAAACGGTACAGTTTTCATGAACTCAGACGGCGCTGATGAAACAAGTGTTGAGGTTGTATCTGGCTCTCAGATAAACCAAGGGTTTGCAAATCCAAACTTTGTAACAGATGTCACTAAACAAAATGTAACACTAGAAAAACCTCTAGTACTATTGGTATCATCACCAATAACAACAGTAAGAAAAATACAAACAGTATTAGAGCATGCTGTACAAAATAACAGAAGCATACTTATAATCGGTGAGCTTGAAAAACAACCGATGAGTGCTTTAGTTATGAATAAAATTAAAGGCAATATAAAAGCTAATGTAGTTGCACCTCCAGGATTTAATTTTTGGAAAAAAGACTTTTTAGATGATATTGCTGCAGTAACTGGTGCTACTCATATCAACGAAGAGTACGGAGACGATATAGATCTTATAACACCTGATATGTTAGGTGAGTGTGAAAAAGCTGTATCAGACAATAAGTCTACAGTTTTAAAAGTCACAAGCATACCAGATGCTGCAAAAGAAAGAATTAAAGCTATAGAAGATCAACTTAATAGCGATACACCTAGTTTAAAAACCGAAAAACTACAAGAGCGCTTAGGCGTATTATCAGGCAACGTAGCGGTTATAACTGTAGGTGCTAATTCTGATGTAGAGCTTAAGGAAAAGAAAGATCGTGTTGATGATGCGATTCACGCTACTAAAGCTGCGGTTAAAGAAGGTATAGTGCCTGGCGGTGGTATAGCTTTACTTAATGCCGCACAAAAGCTTAGTGGCAAAACTGAAGGTGAAAAAATATTTATAGAGGCAATTAAGTCGCCTTATAAAGTAATACTTAATAACGCAGGTTTAGACACTACTACACAAGCTAATAAAAAAGGCTGGGGTATAGATGTTGTAACTGGTAAACAAGTAAGTATGATAAAAGCTGGTATTATAGATCCAGTGTTAGTTACTAAAACTGCATTAAAAAACGCAGTATCTGTAGCAACAACAATACTCTCAACTGATTGTGTAATTAATAATATGAGAGAGTAATGAGAGCTATAGGTATATTTTTAGTAATAGAAGAAGTTAAAGAAAAGCCTACTAAAACAAAAGGTGGGCTGCTTTTAACTGATAAAATTAAAGAAGACATAAGATACCGCAAAGGTATTATTAAATCTGCCGGAGACTTGGTAAAAGGAGTTAAAGCAGGTGATACTATATATTATGACAAGAACGCGGGCTTTAACATAGAGATAGATGAAGAAGTTTTATTAGTAATAAAGCAGCAAGATGTCGTTATAGTTCTATGAGAAAGCTGGAAGCCAAAGATGTAAAAGACATTGGCTTATTTAAACACTATCGTATAGTTAGAAAATGGGCTTGTAAAAATAACAACCTAAACGATGCTGATCTAGAGCTTTTAATTTATTTTGACTGTATGGATTTATTCACACGTCAAGACTTTTTAAACGGTACTTATACATACTCTTGGGATAAAAGAAGATGGCAAAGACTTGTAAGAGAAGGTTGGATAACAGTGTGGAGACACAGAAATAATACAACACAAAAATACAGCTTATACAAAACCTCGGTTAAGTGTAAGCTTTTAATAAACAAAATATACAGAATATTACTAGGTCAAGAAGATTTACCTACAAGCAAACAACGTAACGTAATTATGCAGGGTAAAACTTACACTGACAAAGTAATGAAAAAAGCAATAGAACTAATTAACAAAGATAAAACTAGATAAAATAAAACAAAATGGCATACGGAGATATTATAAACGATCCTTTTAAACCGAGTAATGAAAGCAGAGAAAAAAACAGTGTAGAAACAGTCAATAGAGCTATAGTTGTAAAAGATGCTAGCACTAAAGGAAGTGGGGCAATAAATTATTTAAACTTAAGTGATAAATTTAACATTAATCAAAATACTCTTTTTTCAGGTCAAAACAGAGCTGGCGTATATGTTGGAACACAAGGAGATCTTTGTGTTTTACTATCAGGTCAATCCGCTCCTGTTGTAACTGGAACAGCGACATCAACTGTAACTAATAAACTTAGTGATTCATCAAAAACGTTTGTTAATAAAGCTAACAAAAGTGGAACTCACGTGGCTCCAAGAGATTTAGTGGTAAATACTACAGATAACACAGTTGCTTCTGTAGCTTCTGTTGCAGACGGTGGAGATATAACATTAGTTGATATTGCAAATGTTGCCGCTAACATAATGGCAAGTGGCGAAAGTTACGAAATATATAGAGCTGTATTGTTTCAAAACATAGCAGCTGGATCATTTCTACCAATACAAGTAGACAGAGTTTTTGACTTTGGCACAACTGCAGATGATATAATACTTATATACTAAGCAATGAGTTTATTAGGTAATAAGATATTTGTAACATATTGGCGTAATGTACGCAACCTGGTGGAAGAGGTTTTTAACCTACGAGCAGACAATACAGAAATAACAGCTGATAGTATTATATTTTCTGCTGATGATACAATAATGTAAAAAATTAAAATAAAAAATGGCTAAACAATCAATAAATATAGGCTCTTCCGCTAATGACGGCACTGGAACACCTTTAAGAAGTGCATTTGATATATGCAACGATAACTTTATAGTAATATACGCTGTTAACGGTGGATCTGCTGCTTTTCCTAGTATAGGTTCTGCAGGACAAGTACTACAGGTAAACTCAGGCGGAAGCGCATTAGAGTTTGCAACACCTACAGACACAAACACCCAATTAACACAAGAACAAGTTGAAGATTTCGTGGGAGGAATGTTAGATGGTACAGAAACTGGTATAACCGTAAGTTATGATGATACTAACGGAAATATTGATTTTGTAGTAGCATCTCAAACAGCAAATGATTTTACAAATACTTTAAAATCTAAATTAGATGGTATTGAAGCTTCAGCAACTGCTGACCAAACTGCATCTGAAATAAGAAGTTTAGTTGGGACTGGAAATAGTAATTTTGTTCCATCAGCTGGTACAAATGGACACTTCCTAGCACATGATGGTGTGTTTAGAGCACCTTCTTATACAACAAACACAAACCTAAGCGAAGAGCAAGTAGAAGATTTTGTTGGTGGAATGGTAACGAGCAATACTGAGACTGGTATTACAGTAACATACCAAGACAGTGACGGTACTTTAGATTTTATCGTGTCTGACACTACTGTAGCAGGTGATAGTGGATCTACAGCAATAACACCAGGTGATACACTTACTGTTGCCGGTGGCACGGGTATTAGTACTGCAATGTCAGGTGATACTTTAACAGTTACAGCAACTAGCAGTGGTGTTGCTCACAAAATAGAAGGTACAAACTTTACTGACTCTATAATAGTAGGTCACACCACGACTGGTACTTTAGACAGCGCGCTTAGAAACACGGCTTTAGGTTTAGATGCTATGGATGCTATAACATCGGGTGATGACAATACTTTTATTGGTTATCAAACAGGAACAGCTAATACAAGTGGCCTATCAAATACTGCTATAGGTTCAAATGCAGGATTCTCTCTTTCTACAGGTAGCTACAACACCTTTGTTGGACAAGCAGCGGGCTATAATAATGTAAGAAATGGAGCTGCGCAAAACGTTGCAGTTGGATATCAAGCGCTTTTAGGAGGTAGTAGTTCGCAGGCTAGAGAAACAGTGGCTATTGGTGCAAATGCAGCAAGATCTGCAGCTGGTTGTTTTGATAACGTATATATTGGACAAAATGCTGGATATTCCGTAACAAGTGCTGGAGAAAATGTTGCTGTAGGTTATGGTGCTTTGTATAGTGAAGACGCTCATGATGGAAATACAGCAATAGGTTACTTTGCTCTACAACAACAAAACGCAGGAGCAGACGTCTTTAACGTGGGTGTTGGCTACAGAGCTGGTGATTCTATTACAACAGGTGCAAATAACACTATAGTTGGTGGTAAAGCAGGTGGTGCACTTACAACAGGTGCTAGTAACACAGCTATAGGCTATCAAGCTTTAATGACAGAAGATGGTCATAGCTTTAACACAGCTGTAGGTTGTGAAGCTTTAAAAGTTCAAAACACTGGTAACAATGCGGTTAACGCTGCTTTTGGTCACAACGCAGGAGTTGCAGTTACAACAGGTTATCAAAATACTTTAATTGGAGGTTATGCTGGTAGAACTATAACAGAAGGTCACAGCAATACTTTACTAGGAACTGGTTATAGCGGTGGTGGTATTACAACAGGTGATAACAATATTATTATAGGTCATAACGCTGCGCCGTCTTCTGCTACTGTTAATAACGAAATAACTTTAGGTGACACAAATGTTGATTTACTTAGAATACCAGGCCTAGGCAGTACTGATGGTCATGTTCTAACATATAGTTCAAGTGACGGTGGTATTGTTTTAGCTGCTGCCGGTGGTGGTGGTGTTGCTGGTAAAGTAGAAGGAACTAATTTTACTGGTTCTATTATAGTAGGTCACAGCACAACAGGTAGTTTAAGCAGTGCTTCAAATAACACAGCTTTAGGTTTAGCAGCTATGGACTCTATAACTAGTGGAACAAGTAATACAGCTATTGGTGGTTCAGCGCTCACGGCGTTAACAGAAGGAGTGAAAAACACTGTTGTTGGCCATCTTGCAGGTGATGCAATTACTGTTGGTGGAGATAATGTGGCTATTGGCCATCAAGCTTTAAGCAATGAAGATACTGGATCTAGAAGTATAGCCGTAGGTAATGATGCTTTACTTCTTCAAAATAATGATGCTCAAAATAACAATATTGCAATAGGTTATTGGGCAGCAAGAGTTTTAACTACAGGGCAAAAAAATGTTTTAATAGGTAATAACGCTGGTGACTCTCTTACTACAGGTGCTGAAAACGTAGCAATAGGACACGAGGCTTTATCAACAGAAGATGCACGCGGCGGTAATGTAGCAGTAGGCTATCAAGCTTTAAAAGTGTTAAATGCTGGAAGCGATGCTTACAACACTTGTATTGGATATCAATCTGGTGTAGCTATGACAACAGGTGTAAAAAATGTTTTAATAGGACATGATGCTGGTAAAAGTATAACAGGTGGAAACTTTAACGTGTGTATCGGTGAAGGCACTGGTGATGCTTTAACTAGTGGCTCCACTAATATAGCTATAGGAGCATATGCTTTAAGCTCTGAAGATGGTGGTAGCACTAATATAGCTATGGGTTATAATGCTTTATATAATTTAAATACTGGAGACGCGTATAATATAGCTATTGGTTGGGGCGCTGGTCTTTCTGCTACTACAGGGCATGAAAATGTTTTTATAGGTAGAGGTGCTGGTCAATCTATCACAACAGGTTCAGACAGTGTAGCATTAGGTCACTTCGCTTTAAAAACTGAAGACGCACATGGAAAAAATGTTGCGGTTGGTTATGAAGCTTTAACAACGCAAAACGCTGGAACAGATGGAGAAAACGTTGCAATAGGTTATAGAGCTGGTAAAGCGGTTACTACTGCTACTGAAAGTGTTTTTGTTGGATCTCAAGCTGGTTTATCAGTGACTTCAGGTACTGGTGTTTTTATTGGTAGAAGAGCTGGTCAAGCTATTACAACAGGGTATAGAAATATTGCTATTGGTCCTGATGCTTTAGGTTTTAACAACACTGTAGGTCAAGATAATATAGCTATAGGTAGCAACGCGTTGAGAGGTAATAATTCTTCGGAAGTTCATCAATGTGTTGCTATAGGTAGTGATGTTTTTAACAACTTAACAGCGTCCAGTGCAACTACTATGTTTAATACAGGTGTAGGTCATCAAGTTGGTTATAATCTTACAACTGGTGTTAAAAACACTATTATTGGTCATCAAGCAGGTAATGCACAAACAACTGGTAGTAACTGTACAACTTTAGGTTTTAACGCTGAGTCTTCAGCTGTAGATGCAGATAATGAATTTACACTAGGTGATGCAAACATTACAGCGTTAAGATGTGCTGACACAAGTATTGCTAGTTTATCTGATGGTAGAGATAAATCAAACGTTAAAGACAGTGAGTTTGGTTTAGAATTTATTGATTCAATAAGACCAGTAGAGTTTACTTGGGATTTTAGACCTGAGAACGCGGCAGATGCAAAACAAGGTAAAAAACGTGTAGGTTTTATAGCTCAAGAATTACAAGCAGCTATGCCTAACGGTGAAAATGAAATATTAGATTTAGTATATGATATTAATGAAAATCGTATAGAAGCAAAATATGGTAACTTAGTGCCAATATTAGTAAAAGCAGTTCAAGATCTTTCTGCTAAAGTAAAAGAACTAGAAAGTAAACAATAATTAATAATTTTTTTTTAAAAAAAACAAAATGGAATACACACAAGACCAAGCAACAATTGATGTAGCAGCATCAGTAGATAATATTGTAATCTGCGAAACTATTCAAGCTATTGCTGAAAACGACAGAACTGAAGATCAAGTTGATGATTTATTTAGAAGTGAAGGGCATTTAAGATTAAAAATGGCTAAAGATTTATTTGTATCTACTTTATCTACGTCTCAAGCAAGTCGTATTGCTGCTTTAAATTTGTAACATAAAATGGCTAAATTAAATAAAAAATCTATGGCTTGTAATAAGCCTAGACGAACTCCTAAGCACCGAACTAAATCTCACGTAGTGAAAGCTTGTTCTGGTGGAACAGAGAAAATTATAAGGTTTGGTCAACAAGGTGTTACAACAGCTGGTAAACCTAAAAAAGGTGAATCAGCTAAACAAAAAGCAAGGCGTAAAAGCTTTAAAGCTAGACATAGAAAAAACATAGCAAAAGGTAAACTAAGTGCAGCTTACTGGGCTAATAAAGTTAAGTGGTAATGAGTAAACCAAAAAAGAAATTTAAAGAAACAAAAGTTGGTAAGTTTTTAATAGACAAAGTGCCAAGTATATTAGGTGTAGCGGGTGATTTATTGCCTGACGCTGGCGTATTAGGTATGGTTAAGGGTCTTATTGAAAAAGAAGATCCAGCCGTATTACCACCAGAAGACAAAGAAAAAGCTTTAAAGTTGTTAGAGCAAGATATGGTGGAAATGCAAGAGATATCAAAGCGCTGGGATAGTGACATGAAAAGTGATTCATGGCTTAGTAAAAACACACGCCCACTTACTTTAATATTTTTAACAGTATCTATGGTGCTATTAATATTTTCAGATAGTATAGGTGAAAGCTTTGATGTTGACTCAGGTTGGGTTGATCTTTTGAAGTCTTTACTTATAACAGTGTACGTGGCGTACTTTGGATCTAGAGGCGCTGAGAAGTTTAAATCAATAAGTAAATAAACACTAATATAAGTGATTAGTATATAGTAAATTAAATAATAATTAAATCAAATTAACATGAGTGAAAAAATAGAAAAAAAAGAATTAGAACAATTAACAGCACAGCAAACAACTAAAGTTAGACTGCTGTCAGATATTGGTGCTATTGAAGCACAAAAACACGAGCTGCTTCACGCGTTCGCGGAAGTTGTAGGTAAATCTAGAGAGTTAAATGAAACTCTAGAAGAAAAGTACGGTAAAATCAAAGTAAACCTTGAAGACGGATCTTACGAAGAAATCGTAGAAGAAGAAGTTGAAGAAGATGGCCAAGCTAATTAGAAAAATAAGTATAGGCGCAGATTACAAAAATGAAGCAATGCATTACTCCGTAGGTCAACAGGTTTACGGAGGTCATTGCATTTCTGATATATTGCACGATCAAAAAGATGGATCATATAATATATATATAGAAAAAAACAATGAAGTTATACCATGGAAAAAGTTTAATTCTAATATGGCTATATCAATTGAATATAATTTAGAGTACTAATGCAAAGTTTATATAGCTTCATTATACAACCAAAAAACGGTAGATATACAAATGAAGTAGAAGTTGGTGATAAAAAACTAATTGTAAACACAACAATGGACGATCACAAGTTTGTTAATCGAGTTGGCGTTGTAATGTCATTGCCTTTAATAGGTGATACAGATCTTAGTGTTGGCGACGAGGTTATAGTTCATCACAACGTGTTTAGGAGGTTTTATGACGTAAGAGGTGTTGAAAAAAACAGTGGATCGTATTTTAAAGAAGATATGTATTTTTGTTATTACGATCAAATATTTCTTTACAAACATAATAATCAGTGGAAAGCACCTGGTAATTTTTGTTTTGTTAAACCTATACTTAAAAAAGAAAAACAAATTATAAGCGACGAAAAAGAGCAAAAACGTATTGGTATACTAAAATACGGTAATAGCTCGTTAGAAGCGTTTAAAATACACGAGGGGGATCTAGTTGGATTTAGCCCTAGCAGCGAGTATGAGTTTATCATAGACGAAAACAGATTATACCGCATGCGCACTAATGATATTACAATTAAATATGAACACAAAGGAGACGAAGTTGAATATAATCCAAGCTGGGCAAAAGGCTGTGGACGAACTTATTAAGGTAGCTAAGGAACCTATTGTAGACTCAGGAGATGACATAACAGCTGATAGACTTAAAAACGCTGCGGCTACTAAAAAGCTAGCTATATTCGATGCGTTTGAAATACTAACTAGAATACAGCTTGAAGAAGAAATGTTAAACGAAAAGCCTAAAAAAGAAACTAAAGAAAAAACTTTTAAGGGCTTTGCTGAAGGTAGGTCAACATGAGTTACAAACAAACTCTAGTAAAAATACTAAAAGACCACGTAAAAGCCAAGGTATTAAAAAATAAAAATAAATACAAAAAGTGGGATTACGGATATAACAAAGAATACGATATGGTTGTTATATCTAAAACAGGTGAGATAGGTGAGGTATATGAAATACAAAACCTTAAAATAGCTTTACCAAAACCCGTAGATATAAAAAAATTTAAATCTAACGCTTGGCAGCATACCGAATATCCTAAAGATCTTCAAAGAATAAAATCTGTATTTGATTGGGAAGAATATCCTGAAGAATTTAAAGAACAATGGTATGATTACATCGATAATGAATTTACTTACAGAGAAAAAGGTTTTTGGTTTTACAATAAAAATGTTGCTACTTACCTTACTGGTACTCACTACATGTACTTGCAGTGGAGTAAAATTGATGTCGGTCAACCAGACTTTCGCGAGTCAAACAGATTATTCTACATCTTTTGGGAGGCATGTAAGGCCGATGTACGATCCTATGGATTGTGCTACCTTAAGAATAGACGATCTGGCTTTTCCTTTATGGCATCAGGCGAGGTGGTTAACTTGGCAACCATATCTAGCGATTCCCGATATGGCATTTTATCAAAGAGTGGACCTGATGCGAAAAAGATGTTCACAGATAAGGTGGTACCGATATCAGTTAATTACCCCTTCTTTTTTAAGCCAATACAGGACGGTATGGACAGGCCTAAGACCGAGCTTGCGTACAGAGTACCCGCGACGAAATACACGCGTAAAAAACTCGAGAACAATGAGACTCTTAAAGAACTCGATGGGCTCGACACCACGATCGACTGGAAGAATACAGGCGACAACTCGTATGACGGTGAGAAACTCAAACTACTCGTCCACGACGAAAGCGGTAAATGGGAAAAGCCAACGAACATACTCAACAACTGGCGTGTCACGAAAACCACGCTAAGATTAGGTAGTAGGATTATTGGAAAGTGTATGATGGGTTCAACAAGTAACTCATTAGATAAAGGTGGAGACAATTTTAAAAAGCTTTATTATGACTCAGATATTACACGAAGAAACCGCAATGGACAGACTAGCTCAGGATTATATTCTTTGTTCATACCTATGGAATGGAACTACGAAGGATATATTGATATGTATGGAGCACCTGTCTTCGACACTCCGAACAAACCGGTACTCAATGCATATGGCGACGAGATCGAGCAAGGAGTAATAGAGTACTGGGATAACGAAGTAGAAGGTTTAAAAAACGATCAAGATGGTTTAAACGAATTTTACAGACAGTTTCCACGTACAGAAAGTCATGCATTTAGAGACGAAGCAAAACAATCGCTTTTTAATCTAACTAAAATATACGAACAAATAGATTACAACGATGATATAACTAGGTCATCACTTGTTACGTTGGGTTCGTTTCAATGGAAAAACGGCGTTAAAGATACTACTGTAGAGTTTATGCCTAACAAGAACGGCAGGTTTAAAGTTAGTTGGGTACCTAAGCTAGAAATGCAAAACAGAATAAGACTTAAAAATGGTATTAAGTTTCCTGGTAATGAACACGTTGGAGCATTTGGTTGCGACAGCTACGATATATCAGGAACAGTTGACGGTATAGGATCTAACGGAGCATTACACGGACTTACTAAATATTCAATGGAAGAAGCACCTGCTAATAGCTTTTTTTTAGAATATGTTGCTAGACCACAAACCGCTGAAATATTTTTTGAAGATGTACTTATGGCTTGTGTTTTTTACGGAATGCCAATACTAGCAGAAAATAATAAACCAAGACTATTATACCATTTTAAAAGAAGAGGTTATAGAGGCTTTTCAATGAACAGGCCCGACAAAGTTTACAGTAAGTTATCTGTAACAGAAAAAGAAATAGGTGGTATACCTAACTCTTCACAAGACATGAAGCAGTCACACGCTGCGGCTATAGAATCTTATATAGAAAAACACGTAGGGTTTAATAGTAATGGCTGTGGTGATATGTATTTTAATAGAACATTAGAAGACTGGGCAAGGTTTGATATAAACAACCGAACTAAGTTTGATGCGTCAATAAGTTCAGGGCTTGCTGTAATGGCTTGCAACAAAAACCTTTATACCCCAATCCAAGAAAGACAAGTTAAAAGTATAAACCTTGGAATTAAAAGGTACGATAATAAAGGATCAAGATCTAAAATAATTTAAAATAAATGATTAATAAAGCTATAAAGAGTTCTTTTCCCAGCCAAGCGGTTAGTGATTTAGAAAAAATGTCACTAGAATATGGCAGCAAAGTTGGTAGAGCTATAGAACATGAGTGGTTTAATACTAAAGATGGTTACGACGGTAAAAAT